CATTTGCACAGTTAGCACAACAGGCATTTCAGAGTATTGCTAATCTGTTTGGCTTTAAGTTGCCGGACATGAAAGACCGCACGGACATTTCCAAAAATGTAAAGCCGTACAACAAGATCGTAAAGGCAACGGGCGACGCTGCAAAGAACGCAAAGAAAATGAAAGACTATATGCTCGGTATCGACGAGCTTAATGTCTTCAACCCTAACACGGGTGCGGGCGGTGCAGGTGGCGCAGGTGGCGGTGAAAACTCCAACCTTAAAAACCTCAAATTGCCTGGTTACGATTTCCTTGCGAAAGCCGTTGAAAATTCTATCAAGAAGGCAAGAGAAGCTATACAAAAATTCTTTGCTGACTTAAAGCGAAACCCGTTCTTACTTAACGATATATTCAAGTGGGGTGCGGGTGAACTCGGAGCGAATTTTTGGCAGGCTCTTTTCGGCAGGTCGCCCGAAGACCTTGCAAAAGAAGCAAAGAAGAACGGAAGATCAGTTGCCGACGAATTTGCGGCACAGTTTAACCTTGCACTCGGAAGGATAGGAGCAGACTTTTGGACGACATTGTTCGGTAGGTCGCCTGAAAAGCTCGCAGAGGAAGCAAGGGCACACGGCACAACGATAGAGCAAGAACTTTGGACGGGTATAAGCGACAAGTTGTTAGGTCAGGATATATTCGACATTATCTTCGGTAAACCCGAAGATATTGCAAGGCGAGCAAGAGCCGTAGGCAGAGAAGTCGGAGAACAGTTTAGGCTTGAAGTTACCGAAAAGGTACTCAAAATCTTCGACAACCCTGTTTTGTCGCAGCTCTACAAGTGGGCGACGGGCAGAGAGGTCGAGCTTGACCTTAAAAACCTGCGTAAACAGTTAAAAGGCGAGCCTATCAAGAAGGGCAGGGGTGGCGGTAGCAACGCAAACCCTTACAAGTATGTTAGTGCGGATCAGGCAAAGAAAATATCGGCAATACAAGGCGGTGAAGCAAGCAAAGATACTTACGAAGCCCTTGTCCCCCGTGCCTTTAAGTCAGACCTTAATACCGCCGTTACGACTTCGAGGACTTCCGCAAAGAAGGTTACAGACGCTTATACGGGCGAGGTAGCAAAGGGCAAGAGCAAAGCAACGCAGGCGAGCAAAATTGTCGCAAACGGCACGGTTGCAGGACTTAACACGGGTATTGCCAAAGCCAAAAAGTCAGGTATGCAGACTACTTCGGGTTATGTCGAGGGCGTACTTAAACTTCTTAAAGAAGCAGGCAAAGCGGGTGGCGACATTGGACTTGCGGCACTTAAAGCGGCAAACAAGAAGCTCAAAATCGAATCGCCCTCAAAAGCATTTGGCGAGGTGGGTAAATACTCCGTCCTGGGTTTTGCTAATGCGATAGAGAGCAATTCGTTCCTCGCTACAAATGCCGTATCTGATATGTCTAAAAAGGCTTTGAACGCTATGAGCATGGATATTATTGATCCTATGTCAAGCGGTACGGTATCTATGCCGTCAAACAACAATGCCGGATATGCTATCGGAGCTGCAAACGAGGGTGCTATGGCGAGCCTTGCAAGCAATATCTATCAGGCGGTAGTCGGCGGTATGGCTACGGCTAACCTCAACGGTGATAGAGAAACTAACATCATCATCGACGGCAAAGCGGTATTCAAGGCGGTACAGACAGAAAGCCGCAAGCGTGGCGTTGCTATCAGTAACGGTGCATTTAGCAGATAAAGGGGGTTACAACAAATGTCAGTTGAACGGGACGGAAATTTTATCACTTTATCGGCAGGCGGAGAAGCTATCAAGTTGCCTTTTGCCGCCTATGAAAGCGGAAAGCAGACTATCGCAACGGTTGTCGATCAGGGAAGAACGGTTGACGGTATCGTTAGGGGTAGCGTAGTTGCAAAAGCGACGAAGATAGAATTGAAGTGGGCGGTATTATCACCCGAAGCCTGGGCGGATATTTGCAGCTTCTTTGATAAGCATTTCTACTTTAATGCAAGGTACTACGATATGGCTAAAAACGCTTTCGTAACGAAGAAAATGTATGTCGGCGATAGGTCTGCACAACCGTTCATAATGGACGCTACAACGGGCAAACCGACATACTATCTGAATTGTGAAGCAAACATTATCGGCGTAGGTGAGAAGTTATGAGATTTGTTAGCGAACAGTTTAAGGAAATTCAGGGCGAGGTTATCCGTCCTCAAACTAAACTTTATTTCGAGATAGGCACGGATATTGCAAACCTCGTAACCTTATCAGCTTTGGTAACGGAATTAACGGCTGATGGTTTCGACTATACCGTTGCGCCCGTTATTCAGCCGAAGAACTGTATCAATGAGCATTTCTATGCCGTACTCGGAGATCATGTAGGCGTTGACGATCCTAACCGCATTTGCGCCCCTGATAACCCTGCTACAACGCCTACAACGAGCGTTCCTATGGGTATAACGCCTTTTACTAATGCTAACACGGAAGCCTTGATAGGCGATTCGAGCGAATACTACACAAATTTCAGCCCGTTTCCGCAACCCGTAACGCTTTCCTTTAAGGGCGGCGTTATACCCGACACTATCAGGGTAGAGTATTACGATACAGTCGCCGAAGCCTGGGTAACGGAAACGGTAATATCCAACCCTGACTTAAAAGAGGAAGTCGTTTTTGAGCATATAGAAGACGCAGGCAATTTTCGCCGTTTTTGGGTAAAGAACTCCGCCTGGTCAGGGCGTTTCCAAATGAATTGGCTACGAATAAACTATGCTGAAATGCAATATGAAACCGATCCCGTTGTATTTGAGAACGAGCATATATCTTCGGTAAACATCAGCACGGAAACAGACCTGACTTCACAGACTTTGCCGGACTATACAATGACGGTAGAGTGCCTTGATGTTGACGAGGAATATACACCTGACAAGATTTATTGGAAATACTTATTTGCTGATAATACGCCCTGCTATTTCAAGATAGGCTACGAGATAAACGGCGAGGTCGAGTATATCCCGTTTTTCTACGGACACCTCAAAAAAGCACCTGACTACAACGAAGGCAAAATAACCTTTAATGTAGCGATTATTTGGAACGAAGAATATACCGTTGATATAGGCTCGTTTCATAACGGCTCGCTTGCTACGGGCAACCCCGTTGAAAGCATAACCTTCACTAATGTTATTGAGAGCGAAAACGCAAGCGTGGCAAACACGGGAAAGTTTTTTGATACCTATGAGGTATTCAAAGATCAGGACGACATAGATAATTCGCTTGTCAATTATTACAGCTCTATTCCTTGTGGCGACGCAAGGCAGCTCATAGCAAACGCTTTGGGTTGTTACATTATAGCAGGCGTAAACACGGTTGATTTACATAACACAAACGATATTCAGTATAAGACTTTTATCGACTATGTAACGAGATACGAGCAGATACAGAATAACCTCGAAAGTCAGCCGAAAGTAGGCGAGATCGTTATTGCAAGGAATAGCAACACCTTGTCGGCAACCTACTCGGATATAGCGGCAAACGCAAACATAACCGTACCTGCACACGGAGATACACGGGCGTACTTTTCTTTACCGTTTTATGCTTTCGGTAAATGCGCCGTGGTCGGCACTTTGCCGTCCGGCGTTACTGTTGATTTTACTTCGTTTGCTGAATACGGCGAGGACGACGGTACAAACACCGTCGGCATAGATTACTCAAATTCTTCGGGAACGGCTCGTACATTTAAGCCTACCGTGCGTTTCTATCATGTTGATAATAAGGCTTTTGAAACCAAAGATTATAGCGAATACGGTGCGCCCGAAACATACCGCAACGACAACGAACTGATTACCTGCGAACATACGGCTGATAAAGCAAGGCGAGTAGCAAAGTTTGTTAGCGGTGCTTCAAACAAGTACGAGGTTGACCTGATCCCTGATTACCGCTACGAGTTAGGTGATGTTATCAGGCTCGAAACACAGAAAGGCGTATTTAAGTCCTGCGTTATCACGGGTTTAGACTTCACTTTCCCAGGAAGTAACGGTCATTTATCGTGCCGAAAGATTTTCTCGCTTTTGGATAGTCCGTATGCGGTATTAGACGCAAGAGGTTTAACCATTACGGCGGGCATTTATACCTTTACTATCCTTGAAACTTCTGAAAGCGGTGCGGTTATCGGAAAGTATTATGACGGAACTACAACATATCTTTATATGTTGGGCGTTTCAAAAGTTGAAGAAGGCGGAAATATTTGGGACGCTAACGCAGATATGACGGACTTAAACGGGCATAATTGGAAGTTTATGTATTTCAGCTTTTCTACAAACACTATTGTTACAAACGCACCCGTAATTGAATTGCCGGAATACGATCCCGATTCAGGAGTTGACGAAGCGACCTACGCTGCTATCAATATGATAAATGCGGTTTACGAGCAGCAAGGCATGACCGCACCCGTTGACGAAACTTGCGTATTTAACCATTAAAGGAGATTAGATTATGCCTAGATGGACTACACCAAAAACTAATTGGGTTGGCACGGACTACTTTTACAGGGCAGATTGGTTACGCATAGTCGGAAATGTCGAGTACATTGCCGACATTTTAGGCGTGGAGTTTTACCCTTACACCGCCGTATATAACGGTAGGACTTTGCTTAAAGCAAGAGAAAGAAACTATGTTACTAACACGCTTGAAACCTTGTATGCGACCTTAAATGCTTCGTGGGAGCGTGGATATGTAGCACCCCGTGTCGATTACGGCTCGCCCTGGAATAGCAGGGACTTAAACATAATCGAAAGTATGCTTTTGAATATGAAAGAGCAGATAGACGGCACGGTTAGCAATACGGTTGAATACTACTCGGACGAGATCGTTTGCGGTGATACTATTTCCGTTGGCTTGCTTTAATCTTCGGGTAAAAGTACACTAACAATATACAAAGGAGAATACAGGTATGGCTTTTAATAAAAAGGTTTGGAAAGACAGGATAAGCGAATACCCTAACCGTCGTACTATCAACGACGGCTATGTAACGAAGTCCGTAACGGTAGGCAGAAACGAAGGCACTATCACGGAAGAGGGCGATGCTTTTAACGCAGCGAACATGAACGACCTTGAAGACCGTATCGAAGCGGCTATCGAGGGCGGTGATTTATGGACGGATTTTACGGGAACGCTTGCGGCAGGAAGTACGAGTCTTACAATTTCAAATCCGCTTATAACGGAATCTTCGACTTTTGATTACTATACTGAATACTTTGGAATAAACCCCGTAGGCGCATCGGTAACAAACGGAAGCATAACGCTTACATTTGAAGCTCAGGATATAGATTTAGGCGTGAAAGTGAGGGTATCGTAATATGGCATGGTTTAGATGCACGGGCGGTAGTGGCGGAAGCCTTAAACTTCGTACTGCAAGTGGAGCAATAGCTTCATTTGAAACAAATCTTACTGCACTCTTGAACTCGCTCAAATGCGAGATAACCGCAAGTGGCGGAAATGGCTCGCCTGATAGTCCTATCCCGATAGTCGGACACTCCGAGTTGAACTTGACAAGGTGCGGAAAGAACTTGTTTAGTTATGACGATTTACCCTTATATGCTGGGTATTTCACGGGAAGTGATTTTGTAGGAACACCTCTTGAAGAAATGAATATCGAAACGGTTGAAAGTTGGCGGTGGTGCTATTATTTAATACCCGTATCAGGCAAGTCAAACATAACATTGTCGGGGTTTGATACTACTGGCGGAACAATGGCGGTATGGCTTTTTGATTTAAGTGATTTTAGCAATTTTCAAAATGCTTTCAGCTCACAGTTGAAAAATGGAACTCATACAATTCCGAACAACGCAAAGTATTTAGTTGTTCCTATGAATGATGTTCGTTCTCAAAGAACAAACCATGCAAACGCACAAGCGGAGTATGGCTCTACCGCAACGGCATATGAGCCCTACAACGGACAGACCTTCACAGTTCAGTTTGGTCAGACAGTCTACGGCGGTGTGTACGATAAGTCGGGAAGGCTGACGATAACTTGGGGTGCGGTTGATTTAGGTGCATTGGAGTGGTTTTATAATAGCGGTTTGCAGATTTTTTACACTTATATTGATTTAACAAACAATGTTCCTATAAAGGCGAATGGTCTTGAAAATGTTAAATGCTCAATATATCAGACTACCACGCACGAATATGTTGATATGTTAGATGGTGAAATGCGTGGAACTGATGACAGTGCAGGTTTTAATATCAAGGATTTAAGATATTCAGACACGGCAACATTTAAAACCGCTATGTCAGGCATTATTTTAGCCTACGAACTCGCCACACCGATAGTCATTGATGTTCCTTCAATTTCCGTTTTTGCGGAAAAAGGGGTGAATAATATAATTTCTGACGGCGGCGGTGATGTTAGTGTATCGTACCTTGAACTGATTAGAGGTACATAACGATTAAGGGGTGGTCGTATGACAGAAAATATAACAATAGCGTTGCTCTCGCTCGTAGGCACTATAATAGGCTCTTTTGCGGGCATTTTGGTGGCAAACAAGCTCGTCAATTACCGCATAGAGCAATTAGAAAAGAAACTCGATAAGTACGCTGATAATCAGGACGCTCTCAAAGAAAGATTAGTCAAGGTCGAGGAAAGCTCAAAGTCGGCTCACAAACGCCTTGATAACCTCTTTGAACAGTTGCAGATAACCGAGCGAAAAAGGTAACATGACTACTCTTTTTGAGTTTCTAATAACTTTCGTGTTCTTAACGGCGTTAGTTGCTATCTACTACGCCGATATGACAAAAGACAAATTTTAAGTAAAGGAGAAACAGTAACATGAACGAATTAGGTTTTATCGCATTTCCCGCTATCGTAGCAATTTGCTACCTCATTGGTGCAACCTTTAAGGCGATCAACAACGACACCCTCAATAAGTTTATCCCTATGATTTGCGGTTTCGTTGGCGGTATTCTCGGAGTAATCGTATTTAAGACTATCCCAGGCTATATTCCTGCTGATAATTGGCTTATGGCACTCGCTATCGGTATTGTGTCCGGCTTTGCTTCAACGGGTATAAATCAGGTTTATCAGCAATTTACGAAAGAGGAATATGTCGTTAAAGATACCGAAGAAGATTTGCCCCTTGAAGACGAAGACGCTGATCCCGAATCTGACGAGGTAAAATGATATGTCTTCCGTATCAAAAAGCGTAGCGAAGGTGAGGTCTTTCGACGGTGCGAGCGAGCGCAACGGTAGGGCACAAAAGGAAATTGGAAATCCTTACTCAAAGTGCGTTGGCTACAAGGTAAATGTCAAGAAAACGCCCTGGTGTCAAATAATGACGGTGGCGGCTGACTACATCACGAAGACGGTCAAGAAATTTACCACAACGGCAGGCTGCAAGCAAGCACTTCGTTGGTACAAAAACAAGAAGCGTTATTACAAGAAGGGCGTTACCCCGAAAGTTGGAGATCAACCTTTTTACGATTTCAAACGAAAGAAAGCAAGCTCGCCTACGCATACGGGCAGGATAATATCGGTCAATACGAAAAACCACACCTGCGTTGCCGAGGAAGGCAATACAAGCAATACAACGAAGAAAAGAAGGTTTAACTACCTGACATACAAGTATTTGCTCGGTTTCGGAAGACCGCTTTACAAGTAAACAATTTCATGTTTAACCTCTTATCCATTTGCAGGAAGGGTACGCTATCGCAACGGCGTACCCTTTACTAATTAAAATATTAAAATATAATATAAGACACGGCTCGCACACCTCTACGGTTTCATGTTCGCTTTTCCCCGTATGTGTCCTTGCGAGCCTTTTCTATGCCTATATTGTTTAGCAATACTAATCTTCGGGTTTAGTCGTTTCAGCACTACCGCTAATCTACCGCTAACAGATTTACCGCTAATGTCCGAAACGCCCGAATTTATTGCGTTTCTTTGGTGGAGCATACGGGATTTGAACTCGCTACCCTATAAGTCAAATGTCTTCTTAAATCTCGCAAATATGCTATTTTATTATGTTTTTGAGTTATCGGCATTTGCCAAAAACCCGCATTTGTCGTGTCAACCGCTAATAAAACCGTTAATGCAATTTTTCACCTATGCTATCCAAAATCGTTGCTGCCGCTTCCGTTTGTTTATCGTTTTCGTGGTAGTAGTGGTATGTATTCATGTTGACGCTATGACCTAAATAACTACGGAGATACGGCAACGGCAATTCTCCGAAGTACGACACGAAACTATGCCGAAAACTGTATAATGAAGTGCCTTCCGAGCCGATAATCTTCGATAGCCTTATCCACGCCCTATAAACCGTATTCTGATGTGCCGGAGAACCGTCATATCCGCAGAATATATACTCACTCCCTATGTCTTCCGTAAACCGTTTCTGATCCGCTACGGCTTTTAGTGCTTCCTTCGGTAATTTGAAACGGCGTTGACTATTCTTATTCTTTCCGCTTGTCTTTCGATAGTGAGTGTTTATACTACCCCTGATAGTAACGAAGCCGTTGCTATCTATGTCTTCATACCTCAAAGCGAGAGCTTCACCTGGACGCATACCCGTATAGAATAGAAACCGAAAGTAGTACACAAAAAAGGATATGTCCTTATTCGCCACAGAATCGTCCATAAGACGCTTCAAGGCTTCGGGCGGGATAATTTGCTTTCCTACCGTCCGTGCGTTTGTAGGGACGGTCAGAGAGCTTCCTGACGGTACATTACACCCGTCAAGCGAAGCGTACTTTAAGAATTGAACGATCAACGCCCGAATATTCATTAACGACTTTTTGGCTAACGGCGAGCCGTCCTTTTTGCAAGCTGAATTGATTACCGCCTGAAAGTCAGTTATCCTCGTAGTCCGTAATCTTCTCGCCCCTATCTTCGGAAGGATATATGTCTTTGCCCTACGGCATACATCAGCATAACTTTCGGGAAGCACCCTCGCCTTGTAGTATTCAAGAAACCGTGTAAACTCGCCTTGCACCGTGATATTATCGTCAGCACCGCCTATGTAGGCTTCGTACTTCCGCAAGACTTCCTCTTTGCCCGCTTTGCCCTGCTTTGAACTCCAAAAGGTTTTTATCCTTTTAGAGCCGGAGTAAACAGATATATGCCACTTTTGAAGACTTGGCGACCATTTAGGTTGTATCATACTATCCCCTTTTGATATAATTCAGGCGAAGCACACTTTGATAATCATGCAAATCTCCATTTGGAAACACCCCTGATAGTCCCAAATCAGGGGTTTTCTTTGTTTTGGAGTAGTACATCAATAATCGCTTCGACCTGCATACGCTCTTTTGTATCTAACCGCTTAAACTTTTCTATCAGCGTGCCGTCAAGCGTGAAATCAGGCTGCTTATCGTCGTCGAAAAGGACTAACGGATCAACGCCTAACGCCCTGGCTAAATCAGGCAGCCGTCCGACATTTATACCGCTATGAGCTTTCTCAATATTGTTTATCGAGCCACGCCCCGAAAACCCTGCCTTTTGTGCTAATTCTTCCTGCGTTAGTCCTTTTGCCTTCCGCAATTCCTCGACTTTCTTTCCTAAAATTTCTCGTTGCTCTTGGGTTGTCCGCATAATCTCACCCCCTTTTTGGTTTGACTATATTATAATACAGACAGACTACTTTTGTCATTTCGTACATTACATTTTCAAAATCAGGCTTGACACAATGTATTCAAACGGAGTACAATACGGCTATGTTAAACGAAAGGGGGTTATGGCATGAACATACCGAAGTTTAAGGGAGCGTGTGCTGAAAGAAACATCAAGGTAAATGACCTCGGAACGCTTTGGAAATGCACAAGACAGACCGCTTCGAGTAAACGCAACGGTAAAGCACCGATAACGCTTGAAGAAGCCAAAGCATTTGCGGAATACGCAGGCTTATCGGACGAGGAAAAGGTCAATATTTTTTTGTCCGAAGGGTAAACAAACAGAATACAAGGAGATACGGAAATGCGAATAACAGTAGCGAACATTTACCCGAATCTCGTCAAGGAGTTTCAAACCCAGGCTGATTTAGCCGAACTTATCCATTGTTCGGAGAGAACGGTACAAAGAACAATGACGGGCAAACGAGAGTTTGACGAGTGGGAAATGAAGACTATCGAGGAATACACGGGAAAGAGCCGTGATTACCTTTTCAAAAGGAGAGCAAGGTAATGTTTGAGGTTTTATTAGCGATCATGTTCATATCGGGAATCACTATCGCCTATTGCACGGGTTATCTGCGAGGTTTGGATAGCGAAGAAGAAAGAATATCAGCGAGGGTTATCCGTCCGGCAAACATCACCGTAGAAAAGAAGGTAAATGTAGTCGAGTACACAGTTACGGATAGCAAGGCACTTGACCTTGACTTCCCTAATTCAAGGAGTGCGGTATGAGCGACGGGAGAGTTAGAAGCGGAAGGCATACGGGCGGATATTCGGTAGCAAGAACTAATCGTTGCCCTTCGGGAGATTTAATCGAGAACGCCCGTATGGAAAAGGACTTATCCATTGTGCAGGCGGCAGAGTTAGCAAGACTTTCGCCAGGAACGATAAGTAATGTCGAAAGATACGGAGTTATCTCAACGAAAGTCGGAACGCTGCTCGCTATCTGCAAGGTACTTGACCTCGACATTATGGAGCTTATCAAGGCTGATGTAGGGCAAATACTATGAAGAACTACAACGACGAAGCGGTTGTCAGGCTCGGAATCAAGTGTATCGAGGATATGACGGAAGAATACTTATCACGGCATAGCGAGCGTGATTTGCAGAGTTACCGAAATTACCTCAAACGGCACTTATCAGAAAGTTGTTGGCTTCGGTCAGTTGTCGATCCTGACGAGATACTTGCTTGTATGGAGCGTGTCAGGCAGGAGAAATTACAAAACGATAGTTACTATCGGCAAAAGCGCATTGATTAGGAAGGCAGGAATACCAAATGAAAAAGACGGACATTTACTATGTCGTAATCGTACCGCAGAACAAGGGCGATTTCAGACCTTGCGTTTTAGACTACGGCATTTCATACGAAAAGGCACAGGAAAAAGTCAGGTGGTACATCAACGATCACGGCTTGCGTTTCAAGAAGGGCGATAAGAAGTTTCCCGCTTTGGTGCAGATAAGAAGGGCGAAAGATACTTTGCCGGACGGCTATTATCTTCTGACTTTGAAAAAGGCGGTGAAAACATGACCGAAACGAAAGAGTATATCGAAGCGAGAAACAAGGCTATGCTCGCTTATCCCGATACCACAAAGCTGAATAACCTGATTATCGAGTTTAAGGAGTATTTTCCGCAGACTTTCCGCCTGATGTGGAGTATGGCAAATGCCACAACGAAGGTCAGGACGCTTGAAAAAATGATCCTGAATTGGACGGAAGCACCCTTATCGCTTGTCAGGAAGGTAAAGGACGCTGAATACGAAAGATTAAGGAGTGGCAAGTTATGAGCAAGATTACGCAGGAATTGAAGATCGTAGCCTTTTGCAAGGCTCACACCTGGATAACACAGAGGGACGCATACAAGTTGGGCGTGTATCGCCTTGCTTCCCGAATCTACGATATGACCGAAAAGGGTTACGGCATTGTCAGGGAGTACATCACGGTAGTAAATGCCGATAATACGGAGAGCCATATCGCAAGGTACTCGATAGCGAAATTTCCCGAATACGAGGTAGCTTCAAATGCTTAAAATGTATCGTTACAAGAGCCGTGATAAGTGGCTTGAAGCTCGTAAGAAGTACATAGGCGGTAGCGATGTAGCCTGCATACTCGGTTTGAATCCTTGGCGTACAAATCAGCAGCTTTATCGGGAGAAAAAGGGTTTGGTAATGCCGGACGACATATCGGACAACCCGCTTGTAGCCTACGGCACTAACGCAGAGCCGCTTATCAGGGAACTGTTCAAACTCGATCACCCCGAACTGAAAGTCGAGTATATCCCCGAAAACTCATGGAGAAATAGCAAATATCCTTTTGCGGCTGCTTCACTTGACGGCTTTCTGACGGACGAGAACGGCAGGAAGGGAATACTTGAAATCAAGACCGCAACGATTACTTCAACGCAGCAGGCTCGTAAGTGGAAAGACGACCATATCCCCGATAACTACTATTGTCAGGTGCTTTTCTATCTCGGAGTAACGGAGTTTGAATTTGTCGATTTACGAGCGAACCTCAAATATCAGTTTTCAGACGAGCCGTTGAGGATAATCACGAAAGATTACCATATCGAGCGTTCAGAAGTAGAGGAAGACATTTCAACGATTATGAAGGCGGCGGCTGAATTTGCCGAATCGTTGAAGACAGACACCGAGCCGCCCCTGATTTTATCACTTTAAGGAAGGAGAAAAGAGCAAGTGAATTTTGAACTGAAAGTAACAATGCCGAAAGCAACGCCGATAGTTTTTAACTACGACGAGCTGAAAGCAAATCTGACAACGGCGTTAGCAGATTATCAGAGCCGTGTTTACACGGAAGACAATATTGCAGACGCAAAAGAGGACAGGGCAAAACTGAATAAGCTCGCAAAGGCTATCAACGACGAGCGTATATCGAGAGAAAAGGAGTATATGCAGCCGTTCAATACCTTTAAGGAACAGGCGAAAGAACTTTGCGACCTGATAGATACGGCTTCGTCCGGCATTAAGGAACAGTTAGACGCTTTCGAGGAAAAGCGTATCAACGAAAAGAAGGAAAGGATAGAAAGCCTTTTTGCCGAGGTAGTCAGCCTTTATGACTTCGGTTTCCTGCTTTCGTTAGAGCAGATTTTTAATGACAAGTGGCTGAATAAAGGCACTACCGAAAAGACTATCATTTCCGAGATCACGGAGCGTTGCGAACAGATAGTCAAGGACATAGCGGTTATCCGTAAAATGCCGAGATACGCATTTGAAGCGGAAGAAGCATACAAGACCTGTCTTGACCTCAATAAAGCACTTGAAGAAGGCGAGCGTATGGCAAGTGTGCAGGAAGCCAAAAGCAAGGTAGTCGCTGACGACGATAGCGAAAGTTACGAAATTGCTTTTAAGGCAACGCTCACCAAAGGTCAGGCAAAGGCACTTTCCCTGTTTTGCCAGGTTAACGGTATCAAATTAGTACAGATAAAGGAGTAAAGCACAATGGCGGTAAACAATTCATTAGCAAAGAAGGAATCGGGCAACGGCGAGATCGTTTTCAAGGCAAACGGCGAAAATGTCAGGATAACCCCGAAAATGGTCAAGGACTATCTCGTTTCCGGCAACGGTGCGGTTACGGATCAGGAAGTAGTGATGTTTCTTTCACTTTGTAATTATCAGCACCTTAACCCGTTTATCAGGGAAGCCTACTTGATTAAATTCGGTAACAACCCCGCAACAATGGTTGTCGGAAAAGATGTATTGCTCAAAAGAGCTATGCGTAGCGAGAAGTTTTCAGGTATTCAGGCGGGTGTGATCGTAATAACGGATAACGGCGAACTGAAAGAGCGTGAGGGTACATTTGTCCTTGACGGAGAGCAGCTTGTCGGCGGTTGGGCGAAGGTATTTCTCAACGGCTATGTAAACCCGATTTATACCTCGGTCAGCATGAAGGAATACAGTACGGGTAAATCTAATTGGGCGAGCAAGCCTGCGACAATGATACGCAAGGTTGCACTCGCCCAGGCTTTACGAGAAGCCTTCCCCGAAGAAATGTCGGCACTTTACGACGCTTCCGAAATGGATAAGACGGTACTCGAAACTACCCACAAGGAAATCGTGCTTGACGAAACACCCGTCATAGTGCCGTCAGAATCGCCCGTAGTGGCTTCCGAGGAAGTAAAGGTAATCGAGCCTTCACCCGTAGCCGAGAAGCCTTCTAAACGCAAGCAGACGGGTATTGAGGACATTATGTTTCCTGATGTTCTCGGTGGCGATATGCCTACGGAGATTTAAGACCTGATAAGCCGTTGTCGGTAACACGGCAACGGCATTACAAAAGGAAGGCGATAGCATGGCGAAAATACGAGTTACAAACAAGGCTGAATATCAAGCCTACCTCAATTCTCCAAAGTGGCAGGCTACGAGGAAAAGGCTTTACAAGTTATATGACTATAAATGCGATAGTTGCGGCTCGTCTAAAAATCTTTGCGTACATCATATAACCTACGAGAATTTGGGCGAAGAAAAAGACGAAGATTTAGTTGTGCTTTGTCAGCGTTGCCACCGGCAATTACACGATCCGTTTATCTCTATTGATTATCTGCTGATAGCGGAAGTCGAAGCGTATTTAGAATTAGACGCTGACAACGATAAAACAAAAAATAGGGCAAAGTGGTTAGCACCTTTAATTAGTGAATTTATCGAGATCGTTAAGCAGATAGACTTCGGAGAAATAGATTACAAGGAAGGAGATTATAGTGTTTCACTCATTCGACATAGACCTGGCAAAAACATACGGGGTAAATGAAGCAATATTGCTTTACAATATCGCCTTTTGGGTTGCGAAAAACACGGCAAACAAACAGAATTTTTTTGAGGGTAGGTATTGGACTTTTAACTCCGTCAAAGCCTATTCAGACCTTTTCCCTTATTTGTCGGCTTCAACGATCAAAAGAGCTTTGAAACACCTGAAAGACGAAGGCATAATTTTGACGGGAAACTTCAACAACGATCAGCATAATAGAACTAATTTTTATTCGCTGACAGATAAGGGTATGGCTTTGGTGTCAAATCGAGCCGTTCCATTAGGTCAAAATGACACAATGGAACAGGTCAAAACGGACAAACCTATATTTAATAATAATACCGATAATACAGATATAAACAGTACAGATATAAACATACCCCTTATATCTCCCCTTGAAAATCGCAAGGCTCTTTTCAAACAGTTTTGGGAAGCCTACCCGAATTGTGCAAGAAAGGTAAATTACGACGGTTGTGAAAAGAAGTTTATTCAGATCGAAAACCTTGAAACTGCCTTCCCTGACATTATGGCTTCCCTGGAAGTGTGGAAACGCAGGTGGGCGCAAGACAATAACAAATTCGTGCCTACAACGCACAAATGGATAAATCAACAATATTGGACGGTAAAGGATATGAGAACAGAAACACAGATCAAAATTGCTGATGTTGTGAAAGAAAATTCAGACGAATTTTTGCTTTAAGGAGAAAGATAAATGTTATCACAAAAGAAGTTTATTTCCGGCATGGAAATTTTGAAGGCTGCATATATCGACTTCAAGTTTGATACGAGCAACGAAATGCAGGTGAAGGTGTGGTATTCAGTATTCAAAAATCTTTCTGACGAAGCCTTTATTAGCATGATTAAGGAATACTACCCGATTAATCAGCACCCGCCTAAATGCCCCCGTGATTTGACGGTAATAATCGTTGACAGGATCGTTGCCGACGAAAAGATAAAACCCGAAGCTGCATTAAACACCGTCAGGGAGATCGTATCAAATTGTGGCGGTTGGGACTACGGCGGGAGAGCCGAGATATACCAGGCTTTGAAAAAGCACCCTGCGTTATATGACACGGTACACGAATTTGAAGCCGAGTTACGCCGTATGAATATCGACGACACCTACACGGCTGATAGGTTTAGGAAAGCCTACGAAGTGAAATTGAGGGCGGGAGCGATACGCCAGGTTGATACGGCGTTAGGCTTGAAGGTTACGGACAATAGCAATTTACTTGGTGCGGGTTTCCTACCGAGTGAAATATAAAAAAGGAGAAAATGAACAATGAACAAAGTACAGATTATAGGTCGCCTGACAAAAGATCCCGAAGTGAAGTACACGCAGAATCAGTTACCGTTCTGCAATTTCATTGTAGCGGTTGACAGGCGTTTCAAGGACGCTAACGGACAAAGGCAGGCTGATTTTATCGCCTGCGTAGCGTGGAGAGCAACGGCTGACTTTATCGGAAAGTATTTCAAGAAGGGAAGCAAGATAGCGGTAGTCGGCTCAATTCAGACGAGAAGCTACGAAGATCAGGAAGGCAAGAAGCACCTTGTAACGGAAGTCGTTGTTGACGAAGCCGAGTTTGTGGAGAGCAAGCAAAGCAATAGCAACGGAAACGGAAACGCTAATGCAAACGCTAACACGGCAGGGAACGCAATTCCGGCAACACAGGAACAGGAAGTAGGCGAGCCTACGGAAGTCGGAAACGCAGATATGCCGTTTGACATTTGAGGTACGAGCTTATGGAAACTATCGCTATTGCATTTTGTTGTTTCTTTGGCGGCATGGTATTCGGGGTGCTGATGTTGGCGGTGCTGACGGTATCGAGGGATAGCGAAGACAGGGTTAGGCAGATACACGACGCAGAGGGAGAAAACGACAATGAATAATGACCTAATCAGCCGTGAGGCTTTGAGAAAAGCATTTCACGAAAGAATACATTACTTCGACAAGTCAAGTTGGGACGAGGCTAATGCCTTAATCGACAATGCCCCGACAGTAAAAACCTATTGTTATTTTTGCGGTCAGACAGAACACGGACAAATTGAAGAAAGACCGCAAGGCGAATTTGTTGAAATGCTGAAAGACCGCATAGAGGAAAGCGTTTGTAAATATTGCCAAATGAATAAACATTGTGAACTTTGCGAAATAAGCCGTGTTTTTCAGATTATCACGCTCACGGCGGAAGAACAGAAAGTCGGTGCGGAATGATACTTGCCGAAGACTGTAAAAACTGTATGTATGGCTACACGATCAAATGTGAAAACGGTGATGAGTATATCGCTTGCGATATGCAGAAGTGCCAAGAAGAAAAGAAGAAGAAAGGCGGTGCGGTATGAAAGTATATCAATGTGACAGGTGCAAGGCGATATTTGAACCCCGCATTTTAGCTAATGGTGAGCCTTATATTTCAAGGAAAAATAACAGCGATATTGACCTTTGCCCTGTTTGTTATGCAAGTTTTCAACTTTGGTTATTGCAGAAAGGCGGTGCGGAGTGATTATTTGTAACACTTGCAAACACAAAGACGAGTGCAAAGAGATTATGAAGTCATACGGAGTGGAGTTTGTTGGAATTAGCGAGTGCAAGGAATACGAGAAAGGCGGTGCGGATAATGATTTGTGATACCTGCGTTTATAAAGACATTTGCAACAAGAAGTCGGCATTAGATATTTGGTGCGAAGATCACGGCGAGGATATGGAAGCGGTTGTAGCTATGCTTGCAGAGTGCCAAGAAACGGTAGACGAAGCTCGCAGGGAAGCCATGAAACTTGACGATAACGAAGATAGCTTGAAATGGAGATTTAATCACTAATGGACGATTACGACGAGAGAGGTTTTACCGCCTGGCAGATAGGTGAACTTTTGGATAAGTACGACGATCCCGCAAAAATGATACCGATTATCGCAAGTGCGTTAGATATTTGGTGCGAAGATCACGGCGAGGATATGGAAGCGATTACGGCTATGCTTATGGAAACAGTCGCAACGGCAAACGGAATCAGTTACGAGGAAGGAGAATAAAATGTCGGCATATTCAGAGTGGAAATGCGGGGCAATTTCAGACAAGGACTATACCGCCACCTGCAATATGGAAGCCGCAAGGGATAAAGCAGCTTTCGACACGGAAGATTATTCAGTAGAGAATTGCGAGTATTACAAAGCCGGACAATGTACTTGGCTTGGCGAGTCTTGCAACGGCGGTGAGGGGTGCGAGTAAATGAACATCAACGATTTAAACGAAGCCGCAAAGGAAATTTTGAAGGTCAAGGCATACGAATACCTGGAAGACAAGATTTACGCCGTCAGGGTTGCTGGCAACGGAGTTTTGCTTTTCGCGGCTGATAATGAGGAATTGGCAAAGCGGATATGCCGACAGAGAACAATACGAGCTTGCCGATATTGCGAGTACGCTGCTGAAAAGGTAAGGCAGGACAGAAACGGAATCACTTATATTACCTGCAAGAAGGTAAACGGCGAATTTCCTATGAATTGCCGTTGCGATAACTTCAAAAGAAGGGAGAACGAAATAAAGTAATGGATATTCAGACTATTCTTAAAGTTTTGAAGAACGAGCGAGAATGTATCGCAAGGCAGAGCAGACCGCTTGGAGAAACGCCACAATGTCGGAAGGACGATAACGGAGTAAAGTTATGCGAGTATTGCGATTTGTGCTTGCCGGACGAGGAAATATTAGCCGTTTACGATCACTTGATAAAGGAAAAGGAACTCGAATACAAGTTTGCGAGCAGGGTTGACGAATACGGCAGAGAACACTTCAAGGGCATTTGCCCCTACACAGATAAGAAGTGCGACACCTGGACTTGCGGAATCTGCGAAGTCGAGGAACGGGAACGGAAGTTTGCGGAAGGAGATACAGAATAATGAACGGTAAAAAAATTCAGTTTTCAGTAATTGTTGCTGACGAGGTGCTTGCAAAGGGTATGGAAATAGACACGGCTTTGATATTAGCGGCAGGACTTTTTACAAAGTATTACAACGAGCCTGATATGAAGGTTACTATTGCGAGAGAGGTTACAGACTAATGACAGAGTACAAATTCACCTACCGTTGCCGCTTTTGTGGCGAGGAATTTGCAAATAGCATTACGGGTAGCGAGCCGTTGGCTTCGGCTATGCTAATTCAGACTATATGCAATTCTGTTAAGGATGCTCAACATCCTGGCGACTTATCACTTCACTACGGAGAAAACCATATTGGGGTAGCCGATTTGATAGGTTGCAAGAAAGAAGGGAGCGTGGACTAATGATAAGCAATTCAAAGTTGAAGCCTTGTCCGTTTTGCGGTGATAGTGTGAACATTATGTATAATTCAGCGTTGAATGTATTTCATGTTTACCACGACAACGAGGAGTGCAAGTTTAACGAGTTTACGATCGACGGTTATTATGCAAAGTCGCTGAAAGAAGCATACGACATTTGGAATACAAGGAGATAATACTAATGGCTATTAAGACTACTAACGCAGAAAAAATGAATAAGGCTATTTTGGACAAGGTTGAGCGTATTCTCAACAATATCGAGTACGGAAAGTCGGTAAGAATCGTAATCAACGCAGAATTGGGAAGTGTGCCTGATGTTGATTACAGAGTTACAGAACTTATAAATTGGGATAGTGAGGATAACGACTAATGGCACAATGGACGGAAAGATCGTTTATGTCTTGCGGGAATATCCTACGACACCGCCTTGATGTTGTTGAGATTAAATGCTCTAAATGCCACCTTTGGGCGCTGAATTGGTACGGAAGAAGGAAGTACGATTTTTGCCCGAATTGTGGCGAGCGTATAACAAACGCAAGCAATACGATAGCAGACTATGAGAGGTAAAGGCTAATGGCATACAGAGGTTGGAGAAGGAACGGCACGAAGTATAACGCAAGCAAGGTCGTGTATGACGGCATTACCTTTGACAGTAAAAAAGAGTGCAAGCGTTATATGGAACTGAAATTGCTTGAACGGGGTAATGTGATCCGTGATTTACGGCTGCAAGTCGAGTTTGAACTTTTGCCTAATCAGTACGCAACGGAAAAGCGATACGGCAAAAACGGGAAGCCGTTAAAGGATAAAAAGGTGTTGTTGGAGCGCCGTGTAGTGTATCGAGCAGACTTCGTTTACATACTGAACGAAACAAACGAAACCGTTATAGAAGATGTCAAGGGCATAAAATTGCCGGAATATATTTTGAAGCGTAAGTTGTTTCTATATAGATACGGCGTACCGATACATGAGATTTAATTTTGTCCTTGAAGTACACAGACGGTATATTTTAGTCATTAAATAAGATACAGTAACGAAAGAAAGCGAGGTGATGATAGGTGAGGCATTTAGGAAACATCTGCGATATTAAAGGCGCAGAAATTGAACCCGTTTGGTGTATAACGGGTGGCTCACCTTGTTAGACAGGATTTGTCGATAGCGGGAAAGCGAGCAGGCTTTCAAGACGAGAACGGCGAGCTGACGAGGTCAGGCTTGTTTATGGAAATGATAAGAGTAATCAGAGAAATGCGAGAAGGAGATATTGAGCGTGGGCGTACAAATGAGCATATTCGACCTCGTTTCGTCATTTGGGAAAATGTCGCAGGAGCATTTACCTCAAACCGAGGCGAAGATTTTAGAGCCGTCCTGGAAGAATTTTGTCGAATCAAAAAAGACGACATTTCAATTCCTATGCCTGACGGCGGAAAGTGGGCGCATAGCGGAGCGATCGTCGGCGACGGCTTCTCTATTGCGTGGCGACTTATGGACGCTCAATACTTCGGAGTACCTCAACGCAGGAAGCGTATCGCCGTCGTGGTCGATTACGGCGGAAGCAACGCCACCGACATATTACTATCGGGAGAGCCGTTTGTCGGAGATATTACAGGCGGACGCTTCGGAAAAGTATTACCTGTCAGCAAAGGCTTGCGAGGGAATACTTCGCAGAGCAGACAAGAGGGGCAAGGAGTTACCCGAAGTGCTGAAAACGGCGTTGGAGAATCAGATAACTCATACACCCTTAAAATCAGGGGGGAGCGAAACCTACCTGAAAGCTGACGGAAGTATCGGAACGGCAGGAAAAGGAGCTTTGATACAGACCGAACAGAGTGCGACTTTGGGAGTTAGCCAGGATCAGACCTTGTTTACCCCTACGGCATACGCTTTTGAACCTGGAATATCGAAGCGTGGAAATGTTGAAAGCCGAATTGTTGAAGAAAAAACTCCGACATTACGGGCGAAAATGGGCGATAACCAGGTCGCTACCGCATACGGTTTAGGCAGAGATAGTTTTAATTCCGGCACAAATGCTCAATTCACAATGAGCATAGAGGAAGAAACGCAGCCGCCTATAACCGAGCGTGGGGCGGGGGGGGTATGCTCAATAATACAGTAAACGCCCTATGTCAAAGCGACTGGCGAGGAATAGGAAATCAGTATGTCAACGACGGAAAAGTTATTATCGAATATTCCGAACAGTAACATGAGGGGGGGTATTGCTATCGCAAGACGGCACACCCCCGAAACTCAAACGAAGCACAAGGGTACGAAGATACGGAAATAGCAGATACGCTAAACATATTTGATTACACGGAAGCGAGAGTGCCTATTTTGGTGGTACAGATAAATGGACGAAGCGAAGATAATCGAGAATCACCCTAACGATAGCAGGGTAAAGATTAAGGCTGACGGAGTATTTCAAACCCTGTCAACCCGTATGGGAACAGGGGGGGGTAATGTACCGTTGGTAATGATAAGAAGAAAAGCGAGCGGAAGCGAAAACGGCTCACCTGTCATTTGATACAAGGACACAAATGTATTGCATAGGAAACGGACAAGCGAATCAACAAGTGATTTACGAGAAAACGGGAACGCTGAATTGTATGCACGATCAGCAAGCAGTAATTCTGAGGGGGGGGTATCAACCTATGGAAGATAACAACAACGATTATGTGGTAAGAAGGCTAACACCCGTCGAGTGCGAGCGACTTCAAAATTTCCCTGATAATTGGACTTTGATACCAGGTGCAAGCGACACGGCTCGATACAAGGCGTTGGGGAACAGTATCGCACTTCCTCAATGGCAGATAATCATAGACAATATGGCGAAGTACTTGCCGGACGGTGTGACATTAGGCAGCTTGTTTGACGGAATCGGCGGTTTTCCTCTTTGTTGGGAAAGAACACACGGCAAGGGTACGGCAATTTGGGCAAGCGAAATTGAGAAATTTCCGATAGAGGTTACAAAATATCACTTCGGTTGCGAAGAAGAAGGAATCGAGGGCGATATTGATAACTACCTTGAAAGACCAAAATTTTAAGCATTGTGTATTCAAATGGTTTACAATACAAATACCAACAGAAAGGAGAAGCGCTATGTTGAAGCTGAAAACAGTAAACGGCGAAGTCGAAGTAATAGCACCTGCGGGATCAGCATTTGTCAGGTACAAAATACCCGAAAGCAAAGCGAAAGCGATAATCGGCGCAGGCAAAGCCGAGAAGTCAGACAAATTCCCAGGCTTCGGAATCTGCGTAAACGGTGAGTTGTATTTCGCAGGCAGCATGACGGCAGAAAAAGCCGAAGAAAAGCCGAAGAAGAAAACAGTAACGAAAAAGAAGTAACGGATATAGCCGTAGAACGCTCTAAAATCGTTTCTGCGGCGTATTCTATCAAAATACGAGTAATTTATCGTTTGAGAACAGGAAAGCATTTAGAGGGCAAATTGTGGAAGATTTATCAAAATACGGAATAGACACGGAGCATTGGAAACCTACTTGCGTTTCTCCCGATTACCTAATTTCTGATAACGGAAAAGTTTTCAGCCTAAAAAGGAAAAGGCTTCTAACAAATGATGTTTATGCCGGATATACACGATACTGTTTATCTGCTAACGGGAAAGCCAGAAGATATTGGACGCATAGGCTCGTCGCTATGGCTTTTATTCCTAACCCTGAAAACAAGCCTTGCGTAGATCACATCAACGGCAACAAAATGGATAACCGAGTGTCTAATCTCCGTTGGGTTACTTATAAGGAAAATGTGCATAACCCTAACACTTTTTATAAGCTCGCAGACGGTATGAATCGGTTTCGCCAAAATTCAATTAAAACCGCCGCTTATAAAGACGGCAACCTGGTGGGAATCTTTGAATCGCAGAGCGAAGCCGCAAGAACGCTTGGAGTGCATGACGGTAATGTTTCGTGGTGTATTAACGGGAAACTTAAACAAACAAAAGGCTATACATTTAAGGCGGTTGAGTTATGAGCAATTCTGAAAAGGCTGACAGATTATTGAGTGAGAAAGAGCTTATCAGGCTAATCAAGGAGCGATACGGCTTATCTGCTTGCGGGATTATTGAAACGATCCGTGATGTGCCGAGTTATCAGGAAAAAGAAAAGGGCGAGTAATCGCCCTCTTTTAATTTAATGCTGATTTTCTGAAATATAATCTCGATTTTTGCAGATTTATTTCAAAAAGTACGATAATAATTTTGAAAATGCCGATTTTAATTCGATTTTAATTGAGTTAAACGAATTAAAAATTTTCGTTGAAAAATTTAATTAAATCTTCTTTGGCTTCTTGATAGCCTTTTTCGTAGCCGTCCTGATAACCCTTCTCGTACTGTCCTCGATCATAATTGAGTGCCTTTATCAATTCGTCCTTGTCAACGTCAATTCCGTAACGCTGAATAACTGACATTGTATCGGCTTCCATTTTCGTTTGCATTTCACCGACAATCATTCTGATAGGCGATTCGTAGCCGGACATATCCGTAATATCGGGGAGTTTGCTGAAAGCCTGTTTAGGCGTTATGAAATCGTTAAGGTTGTTTATCTTCATTCGTTATCCTCGCTTTCGTTGTCGGAAATGCCCCGAAGCCTGTTTATCGCCTTTAATATTGCTACGGTGCGCATGGCGTAGAGATATTGTTTTCCCTGGTGTCTGCCACCTAACATTTGTGGCTCGAAAAACATATTCTCAATTACGGATGCTGCTTGCTCGTCTGTCATGTTAAGAAGGTTTTGAAAACCCTTCTCAGGATCAATTCCACGTCTTTTATCCTCGGCTTTTAGAATTTCTTTAAATTCGTCATATCTGCTCATAACCTACCCTCGACTTCTGACTTCATACGCTTGCCGATAGCTTCTGCATCCGCTTTGGTGAGGAACGTAAAATCAGATGCTATTTCCTTGCCGGAACTGTCCTCAACGCTGACATAGTAAGCTCTCGTTATCTTGATCTTCAACTTCCTGTTGTTGACCTTCGACTGCGAAGCCTTGACTTCTTTTTTGGGTTTCCCTTTTGCTCTTTCAATCCACGGCTCGTTTCTGTCAAGCATAACGGCACTACCAAAACGTACATACGGTATCTGCTTTCGCTTGATCCTTGCCTTTACTGTTTCGACGTTCAGACCGTGAATCTCGGCATACTGCCTTGCATTTACATAATCTGCCATTATTTACGCCTCCTTTGATAATAAAAGTGATAAATCAAAACCGCTATCAATAAACTTCAATGTTAGTTCGTGATTTACGGCATTACCCAATCTGTCATAAACCCAATACATATCTTCTTGGGTAAAGTTTGTTTGCAGATATTCGTTATATCCGATTAAAAGCGATTCACGCCACTCTTTATTTCTTTTTTCGCTTTGATACGGTTGACCTTTTGCTATCGGTCTTGAACACCACTCTAACAATTTACAAACAATATCCTGTTTTGTTGCACACTCCTTTGCCGTAAAATATACATTACCCCTAACCGAAAGAATCAGCTCTCCAAACGGGTTTAAAAAACTATCAGGAAAGCATTTCATTACATTAAATACTTCATCAATCATTGTGTTACCTACCTTCCTTGTAATTGATACCGACATTCGACTGCCTGTCGGTTGTCTATATGTTAGCACCCTGTAGGTACATAATGCTATTGTGCAAATGACACAACATTGCACCTAAAAGGTTGTATAAAAATCGACTTTCGACTACGCCGTGTTTTATATATCAGTATTTTATCTGTGGATTATCGACTTCCTGATAATTGACACTCGACTTCTGACTATCGACATTCGACTGACGACCTTCGACTGCGCTAACCCTTATATACCAGGGTGGGAACGCGGTCGATTTTTTCATCCTGGGTTCGGATCTTCCTCGGTTTTTGCCGGATGCACCTGGAACGAGCTTCGGTTTTTTCGCTGCGATCTTGACCGAGAATTATAAAATTTCCTTGATATGTTCCTTGTGTAGATTGCACAAATAAGCCCCGAAAAGGTGCTATAAAATGTCGATTTGTTGCCCGTTGATTATTGCCCCGAAAGGGTGCTAATATAAGGGCACAAACGAAAGGCAACTACATCAAGAAAGGAGTGCAAAAATGACATTTGTTATCAGCAGAAAGGAAATCACGGACGGGACAGACACCTACACCGTATATATAGAACAAGAAAAATATTCAAGTTCTTATGAGGTTGAGGTGTCAAGGCATTACAGGGACGGTTCAGGCTTGGCGGTCAGCGTTGAAGAACACCATTTCGGAAGCATCAAATCAGCAAAGGCAAGTTTTAACAAAATGATTAAAAAATATGGAGGTACAAGAATATGACAGTAAAAGAACTTTTTAGAATCTATCAGGGCGTCGAGCATTGCAAAATTGGTTATTGTTGTTATCAGGACGCAGGCGTTTCCAAATATGATCTTTTGGAACTCGGATATAATCGCGGGGTTTATGGTTGGAATTGGACAGCATACCTTGACACAAAGACAGATACACTTTACATATCTTGCTATCGCAACATTCCCGCCTATATGGTGGAGAAATAAAGGCGTTTCGGTTAGCCGTGCGGAAGTCTTGCAGGGGTTTGCGGACATTCTGAAATATTACGAAACCCAGGACGAGAACAACAACATCAAAGCAGTAAAGCAAGCATTAAAGGAGATTTTAAAATATGACAATTCACAGAACATCAAATTATATCAGGGTTGAGGGGTGCGTTTTAGGTTTAGACATTGGCGAAGATTTCGAGCTTTTCAAGATTGGCCCTAATCATTGGGTTTGCCATATCGGGGCATATTCAGACCGAAACGGCTACCATGAATCGAAAACATATCGCATACTCTATGGAATACTCCGAGCAATCGTAGAAAATTCCGGTTTTGTGGAACAGAGAACACTTTCGAGCGAAACAATAGAAGAATACAAGCAGGTTATTTATAGGAGGGCGACAAAATGAAAACAATCAAGGCATTTTTTAAGGGCGAGCCGTTCGAACTTAATAACCCGAACAAAAGGGAAATCGTTCAAGCGATGTTATTGTATCTTAACTCTTTAGGTGACCCCGTTTTTCACAAAGAGGGCAAGCCGTTTGAAGCAGAAAACGACTTAAACAATGTTAATTATTGGTCGGTCGTTTATTGGTTCAATAAGGAAATCGAAACCGAACGAGAAGAACAGAGCGCACCCGATGACGAATTTTGCATATATGAGTACGGGTTCGAGATTTACGAGGAAAACGAAAAAACGGAGGTGTAAGACAATGGCAGCAAAAGCAAATTTTGAGTATTTCTTTTTTGGTAGATTTGGAGCATATGAAGAGTATTATGCGTTTGGATTAACTCGTGACGACTGCAAAGAAGTGCTTTGGAGAATGTACGAAAGAAACTGCGAGCGCAACGGTTACGAGATAACAGAAGAAGACAAGCAGACATTTGAAGAAGAAGTTTATATTTCCGAGTTCCATAACTTCAACATCCTCAACGGTTTTGGTTTTAATACCTTAGACAACGGCGAACGGGTTTATAAAGTTATTGAAAGAGGAATTAACCCCACCGAAAGAGCGTTAGTTACGGCGACAGAAAGCAGGGGCAGGGGCTGAGCTTATGATAATATTTATTATACTTGTTATGTTTTTCCCTCTTTGGGTAGTGTTAGAAGCATCAAAGAAAGTTAAATAATAGAGCATACCAAACAGCGGGCGGGATCTTTCCCGCCTTTTTTATTGTTCGGAATCTGAACACATCAGAACGGCGAGAGAATACCCGCCAGGCGCTCACATTTAACGTGTACGGTGTCCGCAGTGTTCAAATGATAAATTACTCGGAATAATGCAGAAACTTCACAGAGAGCCACAGAGGGCACAATTACGGCAAGCCTGCAAATAAACTGTAATTGTGCACGGGTATATTATTATATTATTTGTGCCTGTATGCCTCAGAATTGCGTTGCATGGCGTCCGCATCGTGTAGAGAATATAATCACACGTCTGATAATCTTCAAAGCAATACAGGCGAAAATAACAGAAATAATAAATATATGCTAATCGGGCATATATATTATTAAAAATTCACGCCGGGCATTATGTTAGCATTATCTAATATCTATTAATTAATTTATCTATTATAGATAGTTTAGTGTATATGTATGTTAGTTAGTGTTTGGTTAGTGTATATCCCTTTGTATAGCACTAACTTAATAAGAATAGCAGCAAGGAATTGTTATTTTGTCTTTTTGGTTTGTTTTCGATCCTGATTAAATTTCAAAATTATCGACATATGCCGATAACAAAAATATTTTACATTTGGAGTTTCTGACATATGCCGAAAACTAAACTGCATAAATCAGGGCATAACATGAGTATTTATTCAATTCCGGCACGGGATCGAATAACGGGAATTATCTGTTATCCCTTGAAATGCCTTATTTTATTGCGTTTGCAGGGTGTTATATTGTGTTTGTTTTATTCGGTGCAATAAAAATTATACCGAATTAGCAAGCACTAACCGTTTTGTTCTACCCACAGGGAAAGTAGGTAGAAATGCCAGGGGTGGGGGTAGCCGTTTTTCCACTTTTAACCTAAAAGGCGGTTTCCTGAATTAAAAAGGCGGTATCTCGGAATCGAAGCTGCTTCCTGAATCAAGAGATCGTCGTGATACTACTTCTACTATACAGAGTAGAGATACACTCAATAAATCAACAAATCAATACACTTACACTAATACTAACTATATATAGTTAAACTATAAGTATAAGAATAGTTAGTATAGTTAGAGATAGTGCAGAGATTAAATATAAATTATAGAAAGTGCTAACTTCCCCCGAAGTAAAATAGAGTTAGATAACACCTATAATCAGACATTGTGCTTCCCAGGCTCGGCTTGCAAACTCCGGCTGCTGATGTTAACATGGAATCGCTGATGTACCTCTTTTGGTTATTCAGGTTTTCCGATCAATGCAGGCAGGGTAGTCGTGGCACAACGCCGCACGAAGGCTACCCTGTTTGTTTTTTTGAAAACCGTAGTGTAAATTTTCACTTTTTCAAATTTTTTTTGAAAATAAAAAGGCGAATTTCCTGTTTTCGCCATGGCAAATTTAGCGGTTTTCCTTGCTTATTAAAAAATCTTGTAATAATAGTTATGTTCTGCGTGCATAATAATAGTGCAAAAATTCAACGAAAGTGAAAAATTACACTCTTATTGACAAAAGCAAAATTGTCAACAAATAATATACAAGAGGACGGTAAATTACTATGCCAAAGAGTATGAGAGCTAACTACATAGCGGCAAGACTTCTCAACGGCAGACCTGACGGAGAGAGCTACGAAACTTTTGCGATAAAGCACAAGTTACCCCTTAACATGAGCATTAAACGGCTATGCAACCGCCGTGATGTGCCTTGCGGCTTGCTTTATAGGATATGCAGGGCGTTAGGCTATCAGGTGATCGTTTATAACCCTAACCCGCCCGAAGGTATGGATAAAATGTATGTCCTGGGCGAAGCAAAGCGTCCGATAGCACCGAGGGAGTTTAAGGGCGTGCATAGTTTGAGAAAGGACAGTTATACGAATACGATTTACCGTGTGCCGAGAAAGTATAAGAAAAAAGCGAGGAAAATTGCATAATGGCGGTTAAAGGAAATCGGAATCAGGAAAACCCGAAATTAAGGTCAAGCAATATGGCGGCTTTGGTCGCTATTGATAAGGCGGTACAGTTGGAAAACCCCGATAGTCCTGCCGTCAATAAGCGGAATCTCAAAGCTATGTCGGATATGAGCAAGTGCGAAGCCGTTGCTGCTAACCTGCTTCAATTAGCGGGTGTCGTGGATAACGAGATAGGCTTGCTCGACAGGAAGTCGCTCAAAAACGAAACCGCCGTTGACCTTGATAATGTCCGTGAGATCATGGAAAGGACGAGAGATTACTTTATAGCCTGTGCGGAAGCCAAAAACCCGCCTTCTATCCTTTCCTATTGCTCTATCGGTTTAGGCTTGACAAGGGTGCGTGTCCTCGACTATTGCCGGAAGCATAGCAACGCAAGTACGGAATTTCTGACGAGAGTTAGCGATTTAATAGCGGATCAGATTTCAACGGGAGCGTTATACGGCAATTTGGATAACATCATGGCGATATTTCAGCTTAAAAACCTTCACGGCTTCGCTGATAATGTCCGTATCGAAGCTGCTATGCCCGAACAAGCACCCGAAATCGACGAGGACGCTCTTAAAGCCGAGTACATGAAGTACGCAAAGGATAACGGTATCGTATTACCGCCCCAGGAGTAAACTATGCCCGATTTATTTAAACTGATAGAATCCGCTATCGAAAGAGCCGAAACGGTCAAACCCTACCGTGATTATTACGATTTATGCCTTCAAGATACCAAAAATAACATAGACAGGCTCAAATTCCTTGAAAATACGGCTCAAAAAGCACAAATGACCGCCTATGTCAAGGGAAATAAGGACTTTTCAGCCGATTTATACGAGTTAAGACGGGATATTTTTACCGCCTTATCGCCTTTTGACTTCGACAGTTACCTTATTGCGTTGGAGTGGAACAGGAAACCCGAACAGAGGTTTTATTTACCGAGAAGGAAGGTATTAAAGCAAGCCGTTGACGCTATTCAGGAGTTAGAGGACGATAAGTTGGACGAGTTGTTCCTATCGCAGCCGCCGAGAACGGGTAAATCTTCACTTATGATTTTCGCCATGACCTGGAAGATAGGCAAGGATAGTGAAATGTCTAACCTGTATTCGGCGTATTCCGATAAGATCACTACGGCTTTTTATAACGGTTGTTTAGAGGTAATCAACGACAGGGTTACATACCGTTGGCATGACATATTTTTCGGACACGATATAGTCAGCACAAACGGGAAAGACCTGACTTTTGATGTTGACAGAAGAAAACATTACCCGTCCGTTACGGCGAGATCAGTACACGGTACGCTAAACGGCTCTTGCGACGCTACGGGTTGGATAATCAGCGACGATTTGGTGTCCGGCATTGACGAAGCAATAAATAAGGACAGGCTAACCTCACTTTGGCTTATCGTTGACAACAACCTCGTTACAAGGGGTAAAGGTCAGACTAAATTTATTTGGGAAGGTACAAGGTGGTCTAATAGCGATCCGATAGGTTTAAGGCTTGAAGTATTACAAAGAGAAGAAAATAAGCATATAAGATATAAAGTAATAAACCTTCCTGCACTAAACGAGAACGAGGAATCGAACTTTGACTACGATTACGGCGTAGGGTTTTCTACCGAGTATTATCTATCCCGTAGGGCGAGCTTCGAGCATAACGGCGATTTGGCGAGTTTTCAGGCTCAATATCAAGGTCAGCCGATAGAAAGGGAAGGCACGGTCTTCGAGAGTGCCGATATGAATTACTTTAACGGCGAATTGCCCCCTGACGATATGCTTGTTCGTAAATTTATGGTCGTCGATCCTGCGTTTGGCGGCGGCGATTTCACGGCAGCACCCGTCGTTTATCAGTATTCCGACGGCTCTATCTATGTTATTGATGTTGTTTACGACAACGGCGATAAGACGATTACACAGAAATTGCTAATCGACGCAATAATTACATACGGAGTAACGGCGGTACGCTTCGAGTGTAACAAAATGACCATGAGTTATAAGGAAGAAGTCGAGCGAGCTTTGGAGAAACGGGGTATAAAGATAAATCTGCTCACGAAGACCGCCCCGAATAATCAGGCGAAGGAAACCCGTATCTTCGACAAAGCGCCCTTTATCCGGCAATTCTACTTCCTGGACGAAGACAAACGGAGCAAAGCCTATAAAACCTTTATGGTAAATGTATATAGTTTTAGGGTAACGGGGCATAACAAGCACGACGACGCCCCCGATAGCCTTGCTATGGCGGCAGATTTTATTGAGCGTCCCGTTTCCTCAAAAGTTGAAGTTTTCAAACGCCCGTGGTAATCTGATGTTGTATTCCGTGTGAATACTTTAACTTCTAACTTCTTTGGTTGCCCCGCTATACTTGCTCGTAGCGGGGTTTACAAATTCTAAATTTCCTTGTAGAATAGTGTTTGCCCGATTTGTGTATTGAGCGCATACACGATCAAAGAGCCGTACCTTATCAAGTTTGGTACGGCTTTTTTATTGCTAATCTGTATCTTAATTGAATACACGATAGTTAAAATGATAGCCGACTTCGCTTTGAGCCGAGTTGCGAGCTTTGGCTTCCTGTACGCATAGTAGCCCTGTCGAGGCGTTTCCAAAACGCATAGGCTACTACACCGAAATATCGCTCGTCGCTTCGTCGCTCGCCATACTTCCACAACTCGTGATAATATCTCAAACGATACGGCAAGCCGCCCCGTATCTCGATATTATGCCCTGGCGTTTCCGCCCGCTTCAACACCATGCCTGATGTTGTTTGTGCCACCCGTAGGATTCTTTTTCAGTTGGTTTCTGATCCTCTGCCCCCAACTCACGCCCGTTTGTTACGAGTTGCAACAACAAACTTGCGAGGAAATTTTCAGCGTAGGCTTCCCACACCCTCAAAGTATTTAGTTTTCGGGCAATAAAAAAGACCGCCCTCGCTTCGGAGTGCGACTTGGATAACAAAATACCGTCCTCACGGGTTTTACATTTTGCGAATTATCTTTTATACTGAAAACGGGTTCATAGTATATACGAACAGTTTTCTTTCAGGTTGTTCACAAAACTTTTCGTTACCCAGGTGCGTCAACACCCGAAGTACACTAATAGCATACAGTAAACCGTCGCTATTGTAAAGAAAGCGGCGGTTTTTCTTTACAATACCCATATCTTGTATTCAAATTGTTGACAAAACCCTAAATGTTGTTATTTTATAATTGTAAAGTAGGATATTTTTTAGGTTTACAATTCCTAACGGGGTACTTTGACATGGCGGATAACGAAACAAAAGAGATCAAGGGTTACGGACACGCCTTATTCGGGCGTAGGGTAATCTATACTGATGAAACGGCTATCACGAAGGATAATGTCGTCGCCGTAGTCCGTCAGGCTTTCCCTGCTCACACCGCTAACAAGGTTGAGATCAATTACCTTTATAACTACTACAAGGGCAGGCAGCCTATTTTGGAGCGTATTAAAGAGGTACGCCCCGAAATCAATAACAAGGTAGTAGTCAACCTCGCTTATGATATTGTCGATTTCAAGGTGTCGTACCTTTTAGGCACGGCATTTTCCTATGTTTCCGACAAGGATAAGGCAAAAGAGGTCGCCCTGCTGAACGACTATATGAATCAGACGGGCAAGGAAACGCTCGATAGGGAACTCGTCGAGTGGAATCATATTTGCGGAACGGCATACAGATATGTTTCCGCAAAGAAGCCGGAAGAAGTCAGAAAAGGCGACGCACCTTTTGACCTCTATACCCTCGATCCCCGTACAACCTGCGTTATCTATTCCTCGACCTTTAAGCGTCAGCCTATGGCGGCTATCACCTACACGGAGAGTGCCGTTGACAACCTGACGATAAGGAATTTCGTTGTATATACGAAAGATCGTGTCTTCACCTTTAACGACGACGAACAGGGCGAGCCTATGGATAAGTTTATCACCGAGAACGATAACCCGTTAGGCGAGATACCGATTTACGAATATCCTGCGAATAACGCAAGGCTTGGAGCTTTTGAGATCGTTTTACCGCTTTTGGACGCATATAACCGTGTATCGAGTAATGATATTGACGGTATCGAGCAGCAGATACAGAGCTTCCTCAAATTCATAAATTGCGACCTGGACGGCGACGCTTTGGAGAATTTGAGAGCCTACGGTGCTATCAAACTGAAATCTATTGACGGTGCGCCTGCTGATGTAGATAGCGTAAAGACAGACTATTCCTATGACGGTGCGAACATCACGAAAGAGGATATATACAAGAATATCCTTATGATTTGCGGTATGCCCGTCCTGGGTAACGGAAAGTCGTTTAGTGCTAACAACGGTGCGGCGGCTTTGGTATCGGGTTTCTCGCAGGCAGAAATGAAGGCGAAAGCAAGCGAAACAATGTTTACGGGTTGCGAGCGTCGTATGCTGAATCTCGTATTGAAGATTTGCGATACGGTAGGTCAGGATAAGCTCGATATAAGGTCTTCTGATATTGAGTGCAAATCTCCGAGAACGAACTACGAGAATTTGCAGGTCAAAGCACAGGTACTTTGCGAAATGCTCAATACGCCGAGGGTACACCCGAAGCTCGCATTTGAATCGTGCGGTTTGTTTAGTGATCCCGAAAACGCTTATCTCATTTCCGAGGTTTACTACAACGAACAGTTAAACAAGTGGGAAGTGCATAGCATACCTAATGAGGACGGGGTAATTGACAATGCCGGACGAGAAGAAGAAACGGGAACAGTACGAGCTAACGGACATACTGATAGCGGCGTTGATAACCCTGCTTCGTAAAGAAGTAAACAGGCTTGATGTTATCGGGTTTGACGAGTTAGGCGCACCCAGGATAACGAAACTGACAAAAGAAATGATAGAACGCCTGCTGAAAGAGAACAGGCAGGCGTACATCAGGATAGCAACCGAAGCGAGCGAAGAAGCCGCCGAGGATATAAAGAAGGTGTCGGGCGTAGCGGTAAAGCCGTTAAAGACCGACGAGAAGTATGTAGAGGGCGTTTTAGGGCAATACAACCCCGTTACGGGTTATCTGTATTACCCCGAAGCCGACAGAAAGAGGGCGAGATTAGCGGAAGCTCTTATCGCCGCCGTGATAGCAGGTTTGAGAGCCGACTATCACAAGGAATTAAAGAAGTTTGCCGATTTGTGGTACACGCAGACACTACAATACGGCGAAACAATGGTCGATACGGCAAGGCTTGACACCTTCAAGAAGAACGGTATCAAGCGTGTGCGTTGGGTATCTGAAAATGACGAGCGTGTTTGCGAAGTGTGCAAGGAACGCAACGGTAAGATTTACAAGATCGAGGACTTGCCGACAAAGCCACACTACCGTTGCCGTTGTTGGATAGAGCCTGTTAAGGAGAAAGACATAAAAGGTAATAACGGCGAAAGCTGATTATATACAAGTTAGAGAGAACTAACGGTAAACAAACACAAACGGAGAGAGAACTTCGACAAACAAACACAGAATTAAGTCGTGAGAGAACACGCTAACAAAAACGCAAGGAGAAAAAGAACATGGCGAACATTGACACAACGAAGATCGAAGGCTACGAGAACATGACCGCCGAGGAAAAGGTCAAGGCACTTGAAGAATTTTCTTTTGCCGATCCTGATTACACGGGTTATGTCAAGAAAGAAGTTTTTGATAAGACCGCTTCCGAACTCGCTCAAAGCAAAAAGGACTTGAAAGCCCGTATGAGCGACGAGGAAAAGCAGAAAGTCGAAACCGAAGCGCTTTTGAAACAGTACAAGGAAGAAGCGGAAACGCTCAAAAGGGAGAAATCTATCTCCGAGAATAAGGCAAAACTTATTTCCGCCGGATATGACGACACCCTTGCAACGGAAACCGCTACGGCTTTGGTAAACGGCGATATTGCTACGGTCATCAAGAATCAGCAGGTAGTTATCGAGAACATCAAGAAGGTGTCAAGAGGTCAGGCTATGGCTTCGACCACACCGCCCGCAGGCAAAGCAACGGACGGAAACAAAACGGTTACAAAGGAACAGTTTGAGAACATGAGTTATCGAGAGAGAAACGACTTGTTTAATTCAAACCCTGACCTTTATAACGAATTATCAAAATAACTCGTAAAGGAGAAAAAACACTATGGCACTTGACGCTAACGCAACATTACTTACCAACCTCGTCAACCCGCAGGTTATGGCAGACCTTATCGACAAGAAACTTGTTGACCTTATGAGATTTGCCCCTCTTGCAACGATCGACAACACACTCGAAGGCAGACCTGGTAACACGATTTCCCTTCCCGCTTATTCCTATATCGGCGACGCTTCCACCGTGAGCGAAGGTGCTGACATTGGAATTAGTCAGCTTATCGAAGCAGCCGCTACCGCTACAATTCACAAGATCGGCAACGGCGTACAGATTACAGACGAAGCCGTTTTGTCCGGCTACGGTGATCCTCTTGGCGAAGCAACAAAGCAGCTCGCTCTTTCTATCGCTTCACAGGTTGATAATGAGTTTATTGGCGTTCTCAACGCTATCACATCACCTATGGTACACACCGCCGCTACACCTGGCACACTCGACTTCGACGATATTGCAGACGCACTTGAACTCTTTGGCGAAGATATTGAGGACGGCTCTCCCCGTGTCCTCGTTGTTTCACCTAAACAGTACACAGGACTTCGCAAGACCGCAGGTTGGCTTCCTGCTTCCGATATTGCTGCTGACCTCGCTATCAAGGGTAGCGTAGGCGTAGTCCAGGGTTGCCAGGTACTTGTTTCCAACAAGCTCAAAGAGGCTTCAAACAAGGAGAACGCTTATATCGTTAAGCCTGGCGCACTTCGCCTGTTTATGAAGCGTGGCGTACTCGTTGAGAGCGACAGGGACATTATCAACAAGTCAACCACAATTACGGCTGACTCTCACTTCGCACCCTACCTCTATGACGCTTCAAAGGCAGTCAAGATCATTGTTAAGTGATAGGTAATGCTTATGGGTATGCTTTTACACAGACGCAACGCAACGGCGGTTAAGAAGGATAAGACCACAAAGGTCGCTGATGTAACACCCGTTGCCGAGAAGAAGGCTACAAAAAAGGCTGACGATAAGAAGTCAGACAAGTAATTAAGGAAGGGTTAGCAACATGACGGACGCAGAAAAGTTAACAATATTGAAGCAAATGCTCGATAGCGGTGATACTACCTCGGACGAGGTTGCTAACGCTTACCTTGCCGCCGCCGAGAAAGCGGTTATCAATATCGCTTTCCCGTATGGCGACGGTGAAGAAGTTATGCCCGAAAAGTACGATTACGAGCAGATAGAGATAGCTCTTTATATGCTCAATAAGCGCGGCTCGGAAGGCGAGGTACTTCATATCGAAGCCGGAACACACCGTAGTTTTGAGGTCGCAGATATTCCTATCTCGTTGAGAGCGAGGATAACTCCGAAGGCAGGGGGTTTTTAACCTATGCGTACAATGACAAGGAACAGAAAAGTTTTTTACTACGCTTCGCTTGAAGCCGTTGGTATGTCGCAGGACACGGACGGCAATTATGTTGAAGAACAGTTTACCTATTCTGATCCCGTCAAGTCGCAGGGCGTATTCTCCGTTGCTAACGGTGAAACTAACTTACAGTTATTCGGCATGAACGAAAGATACGACAGGGTAATCACTCTTAATCAGGGCGAGAAATTCCTATCGGTAGGCTCAATACTTTGGGTTGACACTATGCCGGAAATCGACGAAGAAACGGGAAAAACGGACACCCCTTACGACCATATTGTTGTAAAGGTTGCTGAATCGTTAAATTTCGTCAGCGTGGCTATAAGGAAGGTTGATGTAGGGTGAAGACGGTACATATCGACATAGGCGACGCAAATTCTGTCAGGGACGCAATAGCGGAACTGAAAGAAATTCGTGCCGAGTGGTTACGGAAATCAAACATACTTTGCGAAACCGTTGCCGCTATGTTAGCCGATATGATAGCGAATAACCTGGGCGAGATACCTTTTAGCGACGACCTTAAAGACATAAAGACACACGAAGCAACGCCGAGATTACCTATGTATGCTTCATACGCAAGGGGTAACACGGTAATCGTAGAGGAAAACGGCGGCGAGATAGCTTTTATCGAGTTTGGTGCAGGTATCTATCATAACAGTAGCGGAAGGAACAACCCCCTTGCTGAAAAGGTTGCTTTCGATACGGGAATAGGTAGTTACGGACAAGGGCAGGGCAATAAAAAGTATTGGTTTGTTGCTCACAATGTAATATCGTGCGGTACTCCCGCATATATGCCTATCTACAATGCGATAGAAGCGATTAAACCGCAGATACCTACAATAGCGAGGGAAATCTTCATATGAATATGTTTAGGATCGAAAGAGAGATATTTACGAAAACGGCTAATGCGGTACTCGCAGATTATCCCACCTGCCGTATAGTAAACGCTTTTATCTATGCACCTGATAATTTCCCTTGCGTTGCTATCGTGTTTTCCGACGACGGTATGACCTACAAAATGAGGGATAGCTCAAAGGCTGATAATTTCCGTGATATTTCTATCACTATTGATGTCTTCTCAAACAAGCAGGACGGAAAGAAGACGGAAGCCGAGGATATTATGCAGACCGTAATCGACACCCTCATACCTTATAACTTCACAATGGTTTCCTGCAAACCTGCAAGCAATATCAATAACGCTTCAAATTACAGGATCACCGCTACATTTGCCGCTACGGTAGATAAGAACGGAAAAATTTATACAAGGAGATAAAGCTATGGCAATTTCAACAATTTCATCATACCTTATGCACAGCTCGGACGGCACTACTTATAGCAAGTTGCTCGACATTAAGGACTACCCTGATGTAATCAACCCGCCCGAACAGTTGCAGGCTACAACGCTTTCTGACGATCAGCATTGGTATATCCCTGGTGTCAAGGACAACGGCGGTAATATCGAGTTTACGGCTAACTACACGGCTGCTGACTTTGCGGCGGTGCAGGCACTTGAAGGCACAGAGGGTTATTTCGCTATTTGGTTTGGCGATAACGCAGGCACACCTGACGGACACGACGGCAAATTCTCATTTAAGGGTTTCCCTTATGCTTCAAAGTCCGGCGGCGGCGTAAACGAGGTTTCCGAAATGAAGGTAGGCGTTATCCCTACAACGGAGATTTCTTTCGCTGCTTCCTGATAGGCACGGTTAGGCACTACTAAATACTTTTGAGGACGGTATTTACTTATGGAAAAGACATTAAGATTTAAGATCGAAGGCAAGGAATACAAGCTCGCTTTTACAAGGGAAACGGTTATCTCAACCGAGAACATGGGTTTTAACCTTATGAACATAGCGGAAAAACCCGTAGCGTCCCTTACTTATTTGTGGCGGGGTGCTTTCCTTGAACATCACGACACACTTACTATTGCGGAAGTTGACGCATTACTCGGTAAAGTAAAGCACAAGGGTTTACTCGACGCATTACTTGACCTCTACAATGCGCCTATTATCGACCTTATGGACGAGGAAAACGAAAAAAACGCAATAGAGTGGACGGTGAATTAACGGCGATACCGTCCTCAACGGTAGAGGTTGTCAGGGGTGAAGGTGAAAAACCCCGATCCCCTGACAGTTGCCGTGAAATATTTGATAAAGCGTTTCCTGCATACCTGGCAATAGGTATGACCTACGAGGAATTTTACAAGAAAGACCACACGCTCGTAATCGCCTATCGCAAGGCAAACGAGCTGAAAAGGAAAAAGGAAAACGAAGACTTTTGGCTTATGGGAGCGTATGTATATCAGGCTATAAGCAGGGCAGCGCCCTTGTTGATACCTTTTAACGAACACCCGAAAGCCGAGCCGTACCTCGATAAGCCTATCCCGTTATACGAGAATAGCGAGGAAACAGAAAACGCTGAATCAAGAGCCGTTATTGACAAGGGACTTGCGTATATGAGGGCGCAAATGTCGAAGGTCAATAGAAAATTTGGCGAGGTATAAAACTATGGCAGCCGAGAAAATAGACGCTTTACAGTTAGATATTACTTCGAGTGCTTCAACCGCTAATGTTGATAAACTTATTGACGCGCTCGGAAGGTTAGGCACGGCACTCGATAAACTGAAATCTAAAAGTGTTTCGGTTAACATCAGGCAGACAGGCGAAGCGTCAAACAAGGCAGCCGGAAGCGTAGATAAATTATCAAGCTCGTTTCTGAATCAGGCAATAAGGATAACTGCACTTGTTGCCGTATATAGAAAACTTGGAAAGGTTATATCTGACGGTATAGCAAATTCAGCGACCTACATTAAGTCGCTGAATATGTTTACCGTATCACTCGGAGAGTATGCGGATAATGCTTCAAAGTACGGTGAAACAGTTAGCCAGGCGTTAGGAATTGACATAGCAGGTTGGCAGAAAACGCAGGGTATATTCCAAACCCTTATTACGGGTTTCGGAGTTACGGGCGATAAAGCCGCCTATATGTCGCAGAACATCACGCAATTGTCTTATGATATTGCTTCTTTCTACGGCATTACTAACGAGGAAGCCGCTAACAAACTTAAATCAGCATTATCGGGTAGGTTAGAGCCTATCCGTAAACTTGGTTATGACTTATCGCAGGCAAAACTTGTTGATATAGGTCAGAATCCCGCTAACTACGGAAAACAGACTTTTGCTATCAACAAGGAAACGGGAGCTATCGAAGCAAACACCGTTGCCACAGACGATAACACAAAGCACAAGATCGTAAACTTTAATCAGTTGACGCAGCAGGAGAAAGTACAGTTGCGTTATATCGCTCTTATGCAGCAGGTAACGCAGGTACAGGGCAATTACGCAAGGGCGCTAAACGATCCTGCAAATCAGTTAAATGTCTTCAAAGAACAGTTGAATATGACGAGCAGGGCACTTGGAAATATCTTTATCCCGTTCTTAAACAAGGCATTACCCTATCTGACGGCATTTGCACAGTTAGCACACCAGGCATTTCAGAGTA